GAACCGCCCTTGGCGTACTTCTTCACCTTGATGGCACCGCCCTTCTTGGCAGCGTTCGGGTTATCAGCGTAGAACTTGGCGCGCGACTTGTCATACCCCGAAGCGTTGGGGGCAGCGCCAGCGGCGGCGACTTCTGCACGCTGCTTATTCCGCGCAGCAGTGGCGGCATCCGCCGTACCTTGGGCTTCAACATCCGCCCAGCGTTTACGCTGCGCCTGCTCGGCCAGCGACTTCGCCATGTCTTCACGGGAACTGGTGACCCCAAGGTACTTACCGAGGCGAGCCAGTGCCGATCCCTGAGTACCACTCGGGGCGTTCTCCAGCTTACGGCTATTTGCCGTCTCGGCTCGAAGCCGCGCAGCCCTACGGTCCTGATCGGTAGGTACGAACCCAGCGGGTTTACTGGCGGGCTTAGGCTGAGCCTGAACGGGGGGCTTAGCCGCCGCAACAGGTTTAGGAGCCGCTCTCTGTTCCGGCTTAGGGGCAGCTTTCTGTTCCGACTTGGGAGCGGCGGGCTTCGGCTTGCTAGCCGGGGCTACAGGCTTAAGGCCTTCGCCCTTAACCTGAGTGTTATAGCTCTTGCCATTCCACGGAAAGACCTTGAGGCCCTTATCACGAGCAGCGCGGAACGCATCCGAGAACGACTGCTTCTTGGTGAGGTCGCCCATCTTGCTGGTGTCAGCCGTGAGAGGCTTATCAGCCTTCATCGAGGCATCCATCACGCTCGTACGGGAAGTACCCGGAGCAGCGCGGCTAGTCTTGCGCGTGGACGACAAAGCCTCTTCGGAAGCACGCTCAGCAGCCTTGGTCGCTGTACGGTCAGCGCCAGTCCACTTAGCGAAGTCATCCTGCGCATCAGCCATACGCTGGTTGTACTTCGCCTTGGCTACGTCCTTATCCTTACCGCCCTTGAGCGCCTTGTCGTAGTCGCTCTTGATGTCGGCAGTTTTACGGTTAAGCCTCGCCTGATAGCGGTCAGACCCGCCGTCCGAAAACTTCTTCATCTTATGGGCCATATCAGTTCCTACTCGTGATGTTGTCGAGCTTGGCTTCCAGCCGCTCAAATGCCTTATCAAACCGCTCACCGAGCTTATCGACGGTAAGGTTCATCTCAGCGCGCGTGACATGATCGCGGGCGACCTCTTCACGGGTCTTGTTGAGCAGGATGGCGATCCTGTCCAACTCGTCGAACTTGCCCTTAAGCATAAAGCCCATGACCGCGACGATAGCGCTGAGCACGATATTCCATACCATCATCTCCACGTTAGCCACCGTTCCGCTTAAGGTACTCGTCCCACTCTGGTGCATCTTTACTTGCATACAGATATTGTGCGGCGAACTCCAACAGCGTTGGGTTATCACGGAAATGGCCTAGGCCACGGTTGCAGTGGTTACATAGCATACCTCGAACTTCACCCGTATGGTGGTCATGGTCTACAACAAGAGGCTCTTCTGAGCCGCAGATAACACACTCTTTGACTGTAGCCTTAATAGCTTTGAGGCATTCATCACTTATAACGTTCCGGAACTTCCCACGAGAGATTTCATTCCGGTAAGTCGACCTACACTTACGGCACCAGCTATCGAATCCTGATTTCGTACGGTTATGCGGCGGGAAATTCACCGTATCTAGCGGCTTTTCCTCCCGGCATCGGGTGCAAATCTTATTAAGCGCCAACATCTTAACAGTTCCACGCTTTGAGCGAGAGTGCCTTACGGGTAGGGCGACCCTTCTCATCTTTCATAGCACCGGGCATCCCGGACATACGCGCGCAAAACGACTTACGTCGTGCTGCATCTTTCTCGGTTTTCGGGTGCGGAGCCGGGGCCTTCAGCCCCGGCTTCCCCGGATTGGCCTTGTTATAGGACGCACGACCCTTGGCGTTCAAGCCGCCCTTAGGGTTCTTCCCTTCCTTACGGGTCCAAGCCGGGGTTTTAGCCATCAGACAAACCTTCCCTTGGTCTTGCCCTTGGTAGCGCAGCCGTCAGCGCGCTTGGAAGCCGAGCCGCCCTTGGCCATCTTGGTCAGGGCCTTACCCTTATGCATGTTCTTCTCGTGCTTGTGCACGGCCTCAGCCGGGGTAACCTTGCCACCCTTCTTGAAGGTCTTCCCACGAGAACCGAGCGGGATAGTGGCCTTCATACCGGCGATGGAACCTGTTCCACCCACAGCACCCGAGCCAACGCCCGCACCGATGGTACCAGCACCCAAGGGGGCACGGATACCAACCAGACCGCCTCCGAGACCGCCGATGTTACCGGGGAGGCTAGGGCCACCAGAGCCGCTCCACCGATCAGGCAGGTTGTTGGCGCTATTCAGCCTATAGTCACGATCACCAGCCATTATGCTGCCTCCTTGGGGGTTACCATCGGGTAGAGTACGTCGTTACCGAAGTTCCCTACATACTCCTGTACACCCATGTGCCCGAGGGTGATCGTCGGGTCGATCCAGACTTCAAAGCCAGCTTCACGGGCACGGTCACAGAAGAGGAAGTCTTCCCCCACGTACCCTTCTTCCGTCATCTGGAAGTCAAACATGCAGCTAACCGTGCGATCCGAGCGCTTGTCGTAGTAGCGCCATTCAGGATGCATCCCGTCGAGGGTAACAAAGACCTCACGGCGAACGAGCATAAACGCCGTCGCCACACGGGCTGCACGGACAAGCCCCATGTTGTTCATCGTGAGGTCGTTGTTTTCGTCGTGGTCAAGGGTAGCGATATACACCTTGTCTTCACTACGGGTGCGCGGGACCGCAGCTACGATACCCTTCTTGGGGTCGGTGCCCCAAGCCATCAGGCGGAAGATATCGTCTGGTTCAAAGTTGATATCGCTGTCGATGAAGAGCAGGAAATCACACTCGGATTCGAGAAGGTCTTGTGCAAGCAGGTTGCGGGCGCGGCTGACAACCGAACACCCGCAGATCGAGCCGATCTGGATATCAATACCGTGCTTGGGCGCGGCCTGAGCAAACCGCGCCAGCGAGATCGCCAGCTTCAGCGACACCTTGAAGTCATACGCAGGGAGAGCGATGAAAAGGCTCTTACCTGCTAGATCGAAACTCTGCTGCATATATCACCCATAGAGTAGCGTGGCCGAAGCCGCGTTGGTGATCGTAGCAGCGAGTCCGTTTTCCGCAAGACGCGACCCGGTGGCCATAGGAGACCCTCCTAGCTAGCCATTAGGCAGCGGTGGTGATCGCAGTCCAACCAGTCGTGCCGTTCGTATTGATATACGCGCGGGTCGAGGTCGAGCTACCATCAGTGCGCAGGTACAGCGAACCCTGAGCCGCCGAAACGGTCGGGACGCCCGAACCCACATAGATACCGAGACCGGCAGTGCTGGTAGCGAGGAACGAGGCCGCACCACCAGCGACGGGAGCCGTCGCGCTGTCTGCCGTGATGTTGCCAGTGGCCGTCACAGTCGCAACCGAGGTATCAGCGCCGAAGGTGCTGGTGACTGTCTCAGTGCCCGTGACGTCAGCAACCGTGATGGTCTGGAAGCCACCGACCGAACGAACCGGACCCGAGAAAGTGGTGTTAGCCATTAAAAATCTCCGTGTAGTAGCACATACCCACACCGTCTCTACTAAGTCTGCTAGGGCAGTCGGTATGGGTTAGTCACCTAGATGACTACGGATACCACCTATTGGGGGTAAGCGGAAGATGTTTCTGTTTATCTAGGTAGCGGACACAAAAAAGAAGGGGGCCGAAGCCCCCTTCTCCACCTAGCTAACTAGGGTTCTTCGGGTTACGCGCCCTGCGAGCCGTACATACCGAGCGGGTCCGACCAGCCGAACGAGTAACGTTCGCGGGCCTTGTAGCGGACGTTGCCCGTGTCGAAGTCGCCGTCCATCGAGGTCGCCATCGGCGTGCGCACGAAGTGCTTCAGGCCATTCGGCACGTCGGTGGTCAGGAACCACGCATCCACGTCGGTCAGGAAGTGGTTGACAGCGTAGCCTTCGGGGATCGACCCGTTGTTCTTGAGGGCGTTGATATCGTTATCGGCAGTACCGACACGAAGTTCCGTCTCAAGCAGGCGGGTAGCCACGAACATCAGGCTCGGCGGGATGACCAGCTTCTTCGGCTTCGCAGCGATAAGCAGGCCACGTTCATCGGTCCAGCCAGCGATCTGAATGACCGCCGCTTCGAGCGACGTTTCGTTCAAGTCAGCCGGGGTGCTGGGGATGTTCGAGTTGACACCACCAGTGACCAGCGGGTGCGAGGCCGAGAACAGCGGCTGACCGTCACCACCAGCGTAGTTGGTGTCAAAGCCGTTGTTGAGGACCGCAGCAGCCTTGGTCTGCTTGGTGTACGCCATGGCGCGGGCAAGCGCCTTGGTGTAACGCGACGACAGCGAGTCGTACAGGTTGTCTTCGATGGCTTCTTCCGTGAGCGAGAACCCGAGGGCAATCGTCTCATGGTTGTAGCGTGCCGTGAAGGCTTCCTGCGCGTTGTCGTAGCGAATGGCAGCGCCTTCGCTCTTAACCGGAGCAGCCGAGAAGCCCGACAGCTTGGTTTCTTCCTCGAACGAGCGTTCCGAGGTCTCGGTCTCGAAGACTTCCTTATGCTCTTCGCCGTAGCGAGCATATTCCAGACCGAACAGAGCGTTCAGACCGGGGAGGAGTTCCTTGAGAAGTTGTGCGCGTGAAATCGCCATGGGTTAGTCTCCTTACACGCCGGTCGGGTTGTAGTACGAGTGCATGCCCTGATTCCACTTGACGAGCACTTCGGTGTACGAACCGGGAGCCGACTGGGTTTCATAGACAACATCGATGACACGCACCGGCAGAGTCGATGCCGTAGCAGTCGTAGCGCTGAGAGCCACACGCGAGTCACCAGTGATGGTGTTGCCCGAGTTCTGGATCAGGGCGCTGTTCTCACCAACCGCAGTACGGTTGACGTAGCTGATGGTGGCACCACCAGCAGCGCAGACAGCGACCTTGAAGAGCGCGTCCGGATCATCCTGCACGTATGCGAAGATGTCGCTAGCGACCGTTGCAGCGGTGTAGCTCTGGCGGAAGGTCTTACCGAAAACAGGATCGGTATACGAACAGCCGAGGAAAACACCCACCGGAGTAGCAGCCGAAGTACCGACGTCCTTGTCGAGAGTACCGCTGCTGTTCAGCTTCACGACGTCACCGAAGAAGATCGATGTGCCCGAACCCGAAGCAATGGGAAACTGACGAGTAGCACCAGCAAACACCTGCCCACCGATCAGATTGACCGGGATGAGGCCGTAAGGCCCCGTAACAGAAGGATATGCCATAGTTAAGCTCCTAGCTTACCTGCCTGAACCAAACGAAGTCTTGGACTGCCTTTCGGAGAAAAGCGGCATACGACTATCGTTTTCGCGCATGAAGTTGTTGTCCACGGACTCCATCTGAGCTTGGTTCTTGTTGGCGAAATACGCCTTACGCTGATCCATGAACTCAGAGGGGCACTTGCACAGCAACAGCCCTGCGACTTCGATATTATCTGCGAACCGACTGTTGGCATCCACCAGCATCTTGAACTGGGGCTGTTCTTCGATCCGTACAGGTTCCCACCCTTCACGCAGCTTTGCAGACACGTTGCGGGGGTCAGCCTGACCTAGCGCCGAAACACGCACCCACCGATACGAATACCCCGGTTCCTTGTCGGGTTCCGGCAGCGTCGAAGCGGGCTGCCAAACCTTCGGGCGTTCGCGGGTCGTACGGGTATCAAAATCACGAGTCACACGTTCCTGAGCCATCTTAGCCCTCCATCTTCATGAGTTCCCGAGCGTACTGCTCGGGGGTCAGACCCAGCTTCTTTGCGATAGTAATCTGGGACTGCTTGAGTACGATCTTCTTGGGGGATCGACTACGCGAAGCTGGAGCTACGACTGGAGCAGGTTTAGCGCGCGTCTCGGTGGTTTCACCAGCGGCCTTCGCAGACTCCCCGAAGTACTCGGGGAAGCGACGGCGCATCGTCTTGTCGATGTCCGTCCAATATTCGTCGGAGCCAGCGTGCTGCGGGCCACGTTCCATGATGAGCTTCTGGTGAAGCCCAAGAGCGGCTGCGGTCATCTCTGCGTCGGTACCGTACCATGTGTTGCGCTCTTGCCACGCAATGGACTTGGCATCTGGTCGCTGAGGTTGAACAGCCTGCGGTTCTTTATGTACCACCTCAGTTTCGACTTGGGAAGTGGGTTTGTAAGAATTAAGCTGCTGCATGCGGTAGTTCGCAGTATTCAGCTTTTCTTGCGCTTCCAGCAGCTTCTCAGAGTCACCAGCTTCATACGCTTCGCGGTAAGCACGACGTGCGGCTTCCGTTTCATACTCGGCAGCCTGCTTGTACGTGTGCAGTAGGGTCTGTTCACCCTGCGAAAGCGTCGAGCGCAGCTCTTCGACCTGCTTACGGTACGTCTGGGCAGCGGAAAGGGCTTCCTGCTGCTCGCGCAGAGCGCGTTCCTTCTCACGACGCTCGTCGTGCCAGACCTTCTTCATCTGCTTGAGGCGGAGTTTTACCTTCTCCGAGTACTCTTCAAGCTCGTCGTTCTCCAGTTCGTCCACGATCTCCTTGGGCATCGGGTCGCGGTTGCGATCTGCCACCGGAGTGTCGTCTTCGACCTCGATTTCGGGCTTTGGAGCCTCCGAAACGTGGTCCTCTACGACGTTATCGTCTTCGATCTCGAACGAGAAATCGTCTTCGCCAGCCATCTTAGGCCTCCTTAGGATTCGGAATACGTGCTGTTAGGTTCTTCACACCGGGCGTATGCGCATCGTAGAAGCTATTGCGCGGGGTCTTAACCCACCATTCATGAGCCTCTTTGACCGTAGGCGGTGGATATGGCCTACCCCACGCAGCCTTAGTAATAGCCCACCTCAGACCGATACGTTCGGTCCAACGTGCGATCACCTTACGCACGCTTAATCCCTCTCGGGTCCTCCACGATACCCTCGACCGCGTCATCGTTGATGATACGGAACTCACGACCGTGGATTTTCACGCGCGTACCCGCATGCGGGCGCACAAGGACAAAATCGCCCTCTTTGCACCACGGACCAGACGGGAATCGGGTGGTATCCTTGTAGGCATCGGGGCCTACCTTCAGCACGAACAGGACCGTAGTCAGCAGTTCTTCATGCTCAAGTGTGATGTCGGCCTTGATAATGCCGCCCTCGGTCTTCTTTTCGATATCCGGGATCGCACACAGGATGCGGTAGCCAGAGGGATCAGGAAGCTGGCGTGCCTTCTGCTCTCCGGTTTCGGTGGATTCCGTCTGCGGCAGCATCGGCTTGCCGTCTACGTCCACCAACATGGGGGTTTTGACCCCAACGAGCTTAGTCATCATCGTTCTCCATGCGCTGAGCGAGGTCAGCGATATGCGCATTGGCGATCAGGAGTCCCCGATAGATACCACATGCGTATTTGTACGCCCCGAAGTCCTCGGCTTTTCCCATTACCGTATCTTCTTCGAGTCGTTTGAGGTCGTCCTGTACCTTCTTTGATAGGTACTTCAGGATATCACTCATTTATTCTCCCTTTTCTGCGTGTCAGGGGCAGTGGGTTGTCCCTGTTGCGGTTGCGATGTCATAGTTGCCTGACGGGCAACGTCCACACCAATACGAAGGCCTTCAAGCTGCTGCTTGGCCGACAAGTTAGCCTTGTCAGTAGCCACCTTAGCACCAACCTGAAGTCCTGCGATTTCCTTCTGAGCAGCGATGCGTTGCTGTTCGAGTTCAATCCTGTCGTTCTTTTCGGCTGCGTCAATAGCCAACTTCTGCTTCTTGAGGTCAAGCTCGCCCTGCTTGATCTGAAGCTCCTGCATCTGCATCTGCACAAGCGGGTCTTGCATCGCCTGCTGGTTCTGCTGCTGCTGGGCTTCAGCCGAGTTCTTCTGGAGGAGCTGCTGCGCTGCGGTTGCCGCGAGCTGCGAGATGGCAACCTCGGTCTCGGGCGACATATCAGCGTCAGGCGGCGGCAGCGGGACGCCAGCCTGCATCTCGATCTGCTTGCGATACTCGAAGGCCAGATGCTCGTTGATATGAGCCATCATGGAAGCCTGCATGGCCTGCGCATTCGGGTTCTGACCAAGAATCTGCGCGATCTTCGGGTCTTGCATAGCCGTCATATGGACGGTGAGATGTGCCTGATGGTCTTGGTAGATAAACGCCTTGACCGGCTTGCCGTTGATGACGTCCATGTTCTCCGACACAGGGTCACGCGGCTTCATATCGTCGCCGTCCTTGAGCGGGACCAGCTTGTCGGCGTTCTTGATCCCGAGCACCTCCAGCATCTGGCGATGCAGGTACGGCATGTCGTAAATCTGCGGCGCACCCTGGGCGAGCTGAATGACCGCCTGATACTGGACGATCTTCTGAGCCATGGTAGCGGCGTTAGGGTCACTGACCGGGATGACATCGACACTGTCGTAGTCACTCTGCTTGGCCTTGGACGAGCCTTCTTCCGGCTCGTAGCTATACGTCGCTGGCGTATAGTCACGGATGATGCCCTTCAGGAGCTTGAACTCCTGCCGCATCGAGTAGTGGATGCGAGCCTGCACCGCCGACATGGTCTTCAGCGTACGCTCAAGGATAGCTAGCGTCGTACCCACAGGGGCCTGAGCCGACATATCACTGATCTGAAGATCAGCCGCACCTGCGAACCGACGCCCTTCCTCCACGATGGTACCGAGGAGGTTATACAGGACTTGGCTAGGCTCCTTGTACGGCAGGGGCATGATATTGTCGCGCATCGTGCCCGATGCGACGTCCACGTCACGCCATTCCGCAGGGCTGATGGGTGTATCGTCACCCTTTACACGCAGGCCCTTGGTCTTGAAGCCACCCGGCAGGTTGCTCAGCGTACCCGCATCGACAAGCTGGCGGATGAGGCTGGTACCCGACTTGGCAAAGGCACCCACGAGGTGGATGAGGCCGAAGGCATAGAAGCCGAATGCCGGGACATACGAGTAGTGTACGAAGTGGTTGCGCTTCGCGCGAGTCTTGTCCTCGGGGTTCCAGTTACGGCGGATCGAGAGGACTTCTTCGGTCTGCTTGTCGATAGTGATGATGTAGGGCAGTGCGATCCCGTCGTCATCGTCTTCGCGGAACTGGTCATCCTCGATGATGAGGTCAACCTGCATCTCCAGCAGCTTGTACCGGTCATCCGAGTCAGCTCGGAAGCCCATCTTTTCCGCGATCTTCTTCTCGATCTCGTCGAGAGTGTTCGTCGGATCAGGTAGGTCGATATCCCGGTAGAACCCGGCAGCCTGAAGTTTCCGCAGCTCGTTCTTGGTCTTGCGCATGACGTGGGTCACACGCTCGGCGGTCTCCAGATTACTGGCACCGTAGGGCACAACGACGTCCTCAGCCGGGACGTACATGGACACCTGACGATCCAGCGACGGGTCGAAGTACACCTTCTTGAAGGCATTACCCGAAAGCCCCAGACCCCACAGCATCCGCTCGTGCTCAGGCCGATACTCGACCATGCGCTCGGTGAGCTGGTAGTTCATGTCATCCTGCACGCGAGTAGCGGCATCGCGCTTGTCAGGAGTCTCCTTGCCGATGATCTGGGTGCGCACCGGACCCTGAGCCGGGAACGTCTCCATCATGGTCTCGGCTTGGAACTTGACCAAGGCCTCGGACAGCATCGGGTGGTACACACCACAGGCACCGGGCCACGGCTCCGTGCGGTCCTCTACTTTCATACCCAGCAGTTCCAGACCATCTACATAGGTCTGAATCCAGTCCTTGCGGCTGCTGATGTCGTCGTCGTAGTCTGCCGTCAGCTCACCTGCGATCTCGGCAAGCTGGCCATCATCCAGAACTTCGGCAAGGTTCTCGTTGAAATCGCCCTCGCCGTCCTCGTTCGGATCAATCTCGATATCCATGTCGCCCATATGCAGGGTGACACTCTCCGGGTCTTCGATCTCGATCTCAAGATCAGGCTCGGCCATATTCACGCCGGGCATAACCCCCGTTGCGGGCATACCAAGCGGGGCTTGGCTCAGCGACTTATCTACGGCCATTAATAGTATCCCTGCTGCCTATGGGATTTGAAATACACGGGTTCGTCTGGCTCGTCCAGATTGGTACTTACGTAACCACCTCGCCGGAAGCGATGCATAGCCATCGATACCGTATCAACAT